CTCCGAGCCCAATGACACCGAGGCCGACCCGGCCCCGGAAACCCCAACAGAAGGACAAGAAATGGAATCCACCGCAACAGCGGAGGCCACCGTGGTGGAGGCCTCTGTCCCCGTCGCCGTCCCGGCGCCCGCATACGCAAGCCCCCGCCTCCCGGATCTCGGCTCGTACCTGTACGCCGCCGCGAATCGTGACCGCGACCCGCAGTCTTGGGAGAGCATCACCGCCGCACTCGCGGAGCAGAAGCTCGCCGACAACACCGGCATCGTGCCCGCTCCCATCGTCGGCCCCATCGTCGACACGCTCCTCGCTCAGCGCCCATTTGTTAACGCCGTGCCGCTTCGTGCAATGCCCGCCGCCGGTAAGCAGTTCACCCGTCCCAAGGTCACCCAGCACACCAGCATCGGCGCACAGGCCAACGAGCTCGCAGAGCTCTCCAGCCAGAAGATGACCGTGGGCTCGCTCACCGTCACCAAGGGCACCTATGGCGGAGCGCTTCGACTCTCCGTCCAGGACCGTGACTTCACCGACCCGTCGGTGTTGCCGCTTCTCGTCGAGGACATGGTGAAGCAGTACGCCGTCGCCACAGACAACGTGGCCGCGGATGCTTTCGTGGCCGCAGTCACCGACGAGATCGCTCTGGCAAACGGTGCCGCCGTTGACGTCGTGATCGCTGCCATCTACTCGGCAGCATCGGCCATCAACACCAGCATCAATCAGCTCCCGGACACGATCTTCGCGTCGCCGGACCAGTGGGCTCGGCTCGGCTCGCTCGTCGACACCGCTAAGCGCCCCGTGTTCCCGAGCCTCGCACCACAGAACGCCGCCGGGCAGATCAGCGCCAACAGCTTCTCGGCTAACCCGCTCGGCCTCAACCTCGTGGTGGACTCCAACTTCGCCTCAGGCACTCTCATCGTGGGCCGCGCCGAATACACCGAGTGCTGGGAACAGCCCGGCGGCCAGCTTCAGGTGGCCCTCCCCGGGTCGCTCGGCTTCGAGCTGTCGTACTACGGCTACTTCGCGAGCTTGACCACGGAGGCCACCGCCTTCCGGAAGCTCAAGCCCGCCGCGTAACACCCCAACTTGTGGCCGGTGCCCTTACCAATGGCACCTCGTCCCCCGACACGCCTGCACCGCTCCTAGAAAGGGAAGCGAAAGAGCGGAGGGGCACCGGCCACAAACCCCACACGAAAGGAGACACACGTGCCATTCATCACCGCCGCCGAGCTTCGCCCGGTACTCGGTGTGGGCTCAACCGTCTCCGACGCCGTGCTTACCCAAATATGCAACGCCGCAGAGGGCGCGATAAAGCCCTACCTCCGTGTGAAAAATTCCGCCGGAACCGTGATCGACTACTCCACCATTCCCGTGGTCAAAGAGTGCACACTCGCCGCCGCCGTCGAGCTTTACAAAACCCGCACAGCGCCCGGTGGCCAGTACTCCGCCGTCGACTTCACCCCAAGCCCATTCCAGCTAGGCCGCTCATTCTTCGAACGCTTCGAGGGCCCCATGGCGTCCTACATGACCACCGCCGGATGGCTCGGATGAACGCCTTTAAAGCCGCCCGGGCATCCATCGCGTCAGCTCTCGCCGGCATCCACGCAAACGTGTACGACTACCCACCCGAGATGGTCGGCACTCCCGCCGTCGTCGTCGTCGTCGACGATCCCATGGCCGAGCCCCTCGTCATCGGATCCCGGCTTCGCTTCGCCGCCAACTACAAACTCATGGTGTGCGTCGCACCAATGACAAACCTCGGCTCACTCGAGGCCGTCGAGGAGCTCGTCATCGAAGTCCTAGGAGCACTCCCGGCCAACGTCCTCGTGGGCAACGTGGCCGCGCCCATTGTCACCCAGGTCGGCCAGTCCGACCTCGTGGTCTGTGAAATCCCTATCCAAGTACAAACCCAAGAAAGCTAGGAGAAAAAGCATGGCAACTTACGTAAGCGCCGGGACCGACATGACCTTGTCGATCAACTCGGTCGTGTACTCAGAGCAGGTATCCATGGTCGAGCTCACCGTCGACCAGGAAGTAGACACCTACCGAACCCTCACCGGAAAGACCAAGATCGTCACCGGCACCGATGCGAAGCTAAAGGTTAAGTTTTTCCAGGACTGGCCCGGCAACGCCACCGGCATCGCGGAGAAGCTGTGGGCCATCTCCGTCACCGGAACGCCCGTCGCTTTCACCCTTGCCATTAACGGCGTTGGGGGAGCAACCTTCTCCGGCAACCTCATCCCGGCATATCCGACCGTTGGCGGAACTCCCGGCTCGGGCCTCGAGTCTGACGTCACCATGGAAATCGTCGGCGCCGTCACCATCGCCACCAACCCGTCGTAAGTCATGCGCCTCCGCATCGACGTCGAGCATCTCGACGGGAACTATGCCGCCGAGATCCTCCCGCCCGACATCATGAGATGGGAAAGCAAGACCGGCCAAAAGATGGTCGACCTCGCTACCCGCATGGGCATGAACGACCTCGCCTTTATGGCGTGGGCGTCACTAAGCCGCCAAGGCCTCACCCGGGGCAGCTTCGACACGTGGGCCGACAGCCTCACATCGGTCGACGCCGTCCCCACGGAGGCCCCAACCCCTACACCCGGGGACAACTAGGTAGAACGCTTGCGGAGCTCGCCGTCGCCATGCACGTGGCTCCGCAAGCGCTCTCCCAGGAGTCCCCGGAAATGCTCGTCACCTTGCTCGCCGTACTTAACGAACAAAATGAAAGGTTGAGGGACCGCTAATGGCCAAGGCATCAACAAGCGCCGCGGGCTTCTCAACCAACGCGGACGACATTTACAAACTCCAAGAAGCCTTTAAAGCCTCCGGAAAAGACGCAATGAAAGCCGCCCGCAACGTCACCAACGAAGTGGGCAAAGCCATGGTCGGAGAGCTCAAGGGCGCCGGCATGGTCGGACAAGGACAACTCGCCTCCCTCGTTGCACGCAAAAGCATTAAGGCAGAGCGGAAACAAGTCTTTAAAGGCAAAGACGGAGTCGTCCGTGTATCCAAGTTCACCGGCGGATATATCCCCGTCGTCGCCATCGGCAAGGGTGGCGAGCTTCCGGTATCCCGCAAGGGCACGGAGAAGAACCCCCGCCCGACCGCCGAAGAAGTATGGGCCGGTACCGAGTTCGGCGCCCTTGCCCCATTGCCTAACGGTGGCAAGCGCTTCCGGAAGCGCATCAAACAGGGTTACTACTTCTTCCCCACATGGGCCCGGATCAAGGATCACTACGCCGAAGTGTGGCAGCAGAAAATGGGCGCCCTCATCACATCATTCGAGAGGGGCTAAGCCATGGCCGACCGCATCTCCCGCGTAGCGTTCATCGCCGACGTACAGGGCTACGTCAACGGAGTCGACCAAGCTCAAAAAAAGACTAAGGGCTTCCAAGACGGCATCGGCAAAATGGCTCTACCAGCCGCGCTCGCATTCGGCGCCGTTACTGCTGCCGCCATCGACTTCACCAAGGCCGCCGCCGAGGATGAAAAAGCCGCCAACATTCTCGCCGGCACACTCAAAAACACGACCGCCGCGACCGACGAACAAATCGCCGCCACGGAAAAATGGATAACCCAGACGTCGATGGCGACGGCTGTCGCGGATGACTCCCTTCGCCCGGCTCTGGGAAAGCTAGCGACCGCGACCGGGGATATCACCAAGGCCCAAGAGCTTATGGTCATCGCCCTCAACGCCTCAGCGCAAACCGGGAAGCCGCTCGAGGCCACTACCACCGCCATCGCCAAGGCTCAGGCGGGCCAGCTCACCGCCCTAAACAAGCTAGTGCCCGGACTTATCGACGGCTCTGACAAAACCCTCACATTCGCCGACGCCATGGCCAAGCTCGACGCCACAACAAAAGGCGCCGCCGAAGCTGCCGCCAACGCGGACCCCTACGCGAAAATGACAATTGCACTAAACGAAACAAAGGAAGCAATCGGCGCGGGGCTCCTGCCGATCATCCAAAAATTCACGCCATACCTACAGGCCGCGGCCACATGGGCGCAAGAAAACTCGGACAAGCTCGTAATGCTCATGGGAGTCGTCGCCGGGCTCGCCGGGTCGATCCTTGCCATCAACGGAGTGCTAAAGGTATACGAAGGCGTGATGGGCGCCGTGAAGATCGCCACCGGTCTATGGTCGGCAGCGCAAGCCATCCTCAACGTCGTGCTCACCGCCAACCCCATCGGGCTCGTAGTCATCGCCATCGCCGCACTCATCGCCATATTCGTCCTCGCCTATAACAAGGTGGATTGGTTCCGGGCTTTCGTCGATAAGTCATTTCAAGCGATCAAGACCGTCATCGGCGAAGTAGTCGAGTGGATCGGGGAGAAGGTTCCGGCAGTATTCACCGCTGTCGTGGACTTCGTGAAGGGCATCCCCGACACGTTCATGAGCATCGGGAAAAACATTTTCAACGCCCTCACATACCCGTATCGGACCGCGTTCCAATACATCGCCCGGGCATGGAACGCCACCGTAGGACAACTAAAATTCGAGGTTCCATCGTGGGTTCCCGTCATCGGTGGCAACAGCTTCTCCGTGCCTAAGCTGCCCGAGTCCATCCCGGCACTCGCCGAAGGCGGAATCGTTAACGGGCCGACCCTCGCTCTGATTGGTGAATCCGGGCCGGAGGCCGTCGTCCCGCTTAACCGGATGAATGGCGTCACCATCAACATCTCGGGAGCACTCGACCCGGTGGGCGTCGCCCGGCAGATCCAACAAATACTCGGCCAAGCCAACATCCGGCTAGGTGTGGCATGACCACGACAGTCACCATCAACAACCTCCCGGTCGAGTCCCGCGTCCTCGAGGGCGTGACAATCCGCTACGGGCGCGACAACATCGACGACACCGTCCCCGCCTCCTCGTGCTCGCTCCAGCTTCTCGCCGCAAACGAAGATCAACCCGCCATAAGCCTCCGGGATCTCGTCGTCGTCAAGATCGACGGCATAATCGTGTTCCGGGGCAAGGTCACCGACCGTCAAATTGACGTACCGTTCATCGACTCGACCCGGATCGGAACCATCCAATCCGTCATAGCCGTCGGCGCACTCTCCGAGCTAGGGCGCATCCTTACCGGGGGAGGGGCCTACCCTTCCGAGCTTGACGGAGCCCGCGTCTCCCGCATCCTCACCGAAGCGGCACCACTTGCGCCCACCATCGACGCATCGACCGGGCCCATCTCGACCTCGGACCAGTCATACGACTATTGGGCCTCCGCGGGACTCGAGACAATCGACGCCGGCACCGTCACTCTCAACGCCCGCACAGGAGCACAAGCTCGAGCGCTCGAGCTCACCGACGTCGTCACCACCTCCGCCGGATCACCCGGCCTATACGAAACCCCCGCGGGCCTGTACGGATACGCCGACGCCCGCCGCCGATCCAAAAACACCACGCCCATCACCTTGGACGCCGCCGTCATCGGCGCATCCATCACCTCCGCTTCCCGCGTCGGTGATCTCATCAACACCGTGACCGTGACCTACGGCACCGCATCACCACAGGCCGTCAGCTCATCGACCGACCCAGTCAGCGTCAACGCCTTCGGCACCGTCGCAAAAAGCATCACTACCGAGCTCGCATCATCAACCGACGCCACCGACCTCGCCACACGCATCACTAAGACGCGATCCGAGCCGCGCCTCAACCTCGAAGCCATCACCGTAAACCTCGACCTCCCGGCACTCGACCCCACCGTGAAAACGGCACTCACCGGGCCGACATACGGAAAGCCCATCACACTCACCGGACTCGACTCCCGTATGGGCCTAGGCACCACCTGGCAAGGCTTCATCGAAGGATGGACGATTAGCGCCCGGCAAGGCCGCGAAGCCATCACCCTCAACGTCTCCGCCCGCGTCTACTCACTATCCCTCGCCAACGTCAACCAACTCTCAAGCGCCGTCGACAGGCTCGAGGGCACCGTCGACGGACTCGCCGAGCTATGGGCACCCGACCCCCGCTTCGACTCACTCTCCAACACCATCAACAGCCTCACCGCCAACACCATCGACCGCGCCTACAAGATCGCATAAGGAAAGGAAAAGCACATGCCGCAAACAGTTTCCGGCTTCACCGTCCCCGCCGGGTCGGACGCCGTATCAACCATCGACGACACCATGGCAACCATGGCCGGGCAGCTCGCCACGCGATTCTCGACATTCACCACTAACGCGCAAACCGGCACAAGCTACAGCCTGGCCCTCAGCGATGCCGGCGCCCTAGTCACCCTCAGCAACGCCTCGGCGGTTGCCGTCAACATCCCACTCGAGGCCACCGTTACGTGGGCCGCTAACACCGTGCTCAACCTGGCAAACCTAGGCGCGGGCACCGTCACCGTCACATGCACCGGCGGGACGCTAAATGGCGCAAACCTCACCCTCTCCCAAAATGAAGCCGCCACCCTCGTCAAGACCGCCACCAACACGTGGCTCATGGTCAAAGGCGGAGGGGGTGCATCTGCCGCAAATTTTTCTAACACCGCTACAGGGTCAGGAGCGGGCTACAAGTACGTGACCTTCACCGGCAACGGCTCGCTCGTAATCACCAAGGCGGGCTTCGCGGACTACCTCATCGTAGCCGGGGGAGGAGGCGGAGCTGGAGGCGGAGGAGGCGGAGCCGGAGGCATGCTCGACTCGACACAATCTGGAGGCATCCCGCTTTTTCTCAACGTTGGCACATACACCGTCACCGTGGGGGCTGGGGTCGGCCCCCAAGGCCAAGGCAACGAATCAGCCATTACCACCACCGGACTCACCGCGATGGGAGGCGGACCGGCCAACACCTACTCGATCAGAGGCGGATCCGGGGGAGGCGCCGGTGGAGGCTCCGAAGGTAGAGGCGTTCTTTACCAGGGCACCAATGGATCATTCAGTAATGGCGGAGGCGCCGGAAGCTCCGCGTCTGGCCTCACTTTTGTCTCAACAGTAGGTAAAGCCTCAGGTATCGGAGGATCAACGCCCACCGGCAGCTACACCGCCGGAACATTCACTTACGCCAACGGCGCCGCCGGAGGCGCGGGAGCAGGAGCCGCCAACACCGGCAACGGCTCCGGCAGCGGAAACAACTCTGGCTCAGGAATCGTAATCGTAAGGGTGGCAATCTGATGGCTCACTTCGCGCAAATCGACGACAACGGCATGGTCGTACAGGTCCACGTAATTAACAACCATGACATTGGCGGAGGAGACTTCCCCGAGTCGGAAGCGCTCGGCCAAGCCTTCCAGGCATCCCTAGGTATCACCGGAACATGGATGCAATGCTCATATAGCGGCAGCTTCCGCGGCGCGCTCCCCAGCTACGGGTGGACATGGAAACCCAACAAGCGGAACAAAGATGGAGGCGAATTCATCCCGCCGGTGTATCCGCCGATGCTCGAGCCCACGCCATGAGCTGGCCCGCAATCCGTGACGCCCTAGTCACCGGGGGAGTCGTCATCCTCTCCGCGTTCCTCGCCGCTGGCGCGGACCTTTTCGCCGTCACATGGGACGACGCCCGCCTCTACCTTGCCGCGGGCCTCGCCGCCGTGATCCGGACAGCACTCACCGCACTCGACCCGAAGCAAACCTCCTACGGAAAGGGCTCCCACAATGCCCGGAACTAGCACCAAGGGATACCCCTACATCCTCGGCACCGACTCCGCCGACACCATCGACGACACAAGCCTCGCCCTTGCCAACAAGCTCGAGGCCGTCGTCCCCTTCGCCATGAGCTCCGGCACCGTCAACGTCACACTCACCGCATCAACATCGGGCACCGCGACCGTGACTTTTCCGGCGGGCCGCTTCTCCGTCGCCCCGCTCGTACAGCTCACCAAAAATTCCAGCAATGCTGCCGCCGCCCTCACGATTCCGATAGTGACAGCTGTCAGCGCATCGAGCATGACCGTCGCCCTGTACGCGACCGCGACCCAGACAGTCACGGTGGCCGTCCAATGGTGGGCCGTCCAAATGACCACCGCCGCCGCGAACGGATAACCATGGCCAACTCACTAAACGGATGGCCCGTGCTCCCGCCCGGCGACCGACGCCTAAAAACGCTCACCGTGCCCGGCACCGACGTCCGGCTCACCGTCCGAGACGTATGCGCGCCCGTGTTCTCAGCACTCGCCTCGGACTACAACCGACTCATCGAGCCGCTCGAGCTGGGAAATTACGACGACGCCGGATACACCTATAGGCAAGCCCGCGCCGCCGACGCATGGAGCAACCACGCAAGCGCCACCGCCATAGACATAAATTGGACCGGCCACGGAGCACAAAGAACCGTAAACCGGAAGTTCTGGCAGCTCACCAAGCCCCGCACCGCCGTCGCCCTACTCCAAAAGCGCTACAACATCCTCACATGGGGAGGCACATGGTCGACAAAATACTGGGATCCCATGCACTGGGAGATCCGCCGGGGAGTGACACCCGCAATGGTCGAGGCTTTCGTGAAAAGAAATCATCTGCCATGACCCCGGAAGCCCTGGCCGCGTTCGGTGCTCTCCTCGTCACCATCCTCATCGCGGTCGTCGCCCTCACCTTTAAAGTCACCACCACACTCACTCGGATAGAGCACCAACTATTCCCCAACTCCGGGCAGAGTTTGCGCGACCGAGTCGACCGCATCGAGCACCAGCTCGAGCGCATCGCCCACCGGCTCGACCTCGAGGACACGCCGAATATCTAGGAATACCTAGACATGGGCGTGAGTACGGTCTAGCCTTCGAGGCACACCAAAACAATTCCACATGGGGACAGTCTTGAGAGGCTTACGCCGATAACGTACAGAGCGTTCCACGTTCTGACGTTATGACAAGTAGACATAACGTACGTACGTTCTAGCGTATTCTTCTAGATTCTGTCCCCAATTTCTAGGGGAGACGGGATGCCAGCAGCAGCACTATTACAGGTAACAAGCAAGACCCGCGAGCAAGTAAGAATCCACGCCGGAACCTCCGGCGATCAGCTCGCCGTCATGTCGATCAGCACCGAATCGACCGACCTTACATTCCACATGTCTTGTGCGTACCTCACCGATCTAATCGAGGAGCTCGACCGAATCCGCAAGGATCTCGTCGCGCATGGGGAGTACGACTACCACGACCGGTCCCCGGTGAGTCGTCAGATGACCCCGAAGGAAGTCAAGGACCGGGAGCGGGGCCTCGCCTCGGCTCCGCCCGTCCGGGAGCCTCGGAAGATCATCAACGATCGGCTTTCTCACGTGATCGAGGCCATCTAGATGGGGCCCTTCGAGTCTTGGATGACTCTCATCTCTATTGGTGTGTTCACTTGTGTGGCCTTGTGGGCGTGGGCATGAGTGGGCAGCTCCTCTCCGTGGGCCAAGCTGCCCAGCTTCTAGGCGTCGGGGTGGACACCATTCACCGGTACGTGGATCTAGGCACTCTCGAGGCGACGCGTTTACCTAGTGGGCATAGGCGCATCACCCTCGAATCCGTCGAGCGCACCAAGGCTTCCCGTGTGCGCGTCTCATCGACGGTAACTACTACTCAGGGGGGCGCGTGATGGCCGCCGCGGTGCTCGTCGCCGCACTCACTCTCGGGATGCCGGCACAACCGCCGGCAATACAGAGCCCGAAGATCGAGAACACCGGCACACAAGCCTCGGCCTATCAGGGCCGCTTCTACTCCGAACGCTTCGAGCGCTTCCGCTTGTGCGTTGGGCAGCGTGAGGGCCGCTTCCAGTATTGGGGCACCGGCTCGAAAGGCCGCTATCAAGGCACCTACCAGATGACGCCCGACCTCGTGACCGGGGCCGCGTGGATGATGGGCCGAGAGCTCAGAGCGACCTATCCGGACACGTGGAAAACCATCCGGGATCAGCTACTCGAGACGCCCGGCCACAAGTGGTCCCGCTTCTACCAAGACATGGCTTTCTTCACGATCTTGTCGTGGAGAGGCCCCGGCGCCGGCGCCCGCCATTGGGCCGGGGGCCGCTACTCCTGCCAACCGTAATGACGCCTATCTATCGCTGCCGCTTGTGCGGGGCGTGGTGTTGGCGCACCCAAATATGTCCACTCCACAAGGGGGAAAAATGATCTACGACAAGCGCTTAGGAAATCGGCCCATGGGCCACATCGACCCGACCATTCACATCACTCGGCACTCGGAGAATTCCACGATCCAGGTGATGGCATCTAACGATCACTCGCACTTCTGCATCGTCACTCTCACGCCCGAGACAGCTAACAAGCTCGGTTGGGCACTCCTCGAGGCCGTCGTGGCCAAGAAGCTCGAGGAGGGCACACAATGACCGACGCCCTATTCGATCTCGGCCCTAGCGCGTGCTGGCAATGCGGAAGGCCGCTCCGTAATTCCGTATGCGGATGGTGTTCTCAGAATCCGGAAGGCAGCACCCTCGTCCGGACTATGGCGACAACCACGAAAGATCCGGAATGGCTCGAGCGTGCCACCCAATGGCGGAGAAGTCTCAACCTCCACTCGAGGGTTACGTCCGACGATCTTATCGCCGCCATCGGCCTCCCGGTCGGCTCACATAACCAAATCGGCTCGTTGTTCCACACGTGGCATAAGAAGGGCTATCTCAAGTACATCCGGACCGTGAGGGCCTCGAGGAAATCGCGGAACATGGGCGCGCTCCGGGAGTGGGAGGTCATGGCATGAGCCGGGACGATTACATCGACGTCGCCACACGTATCCAAACCTTCTATGAGAAGTACCCGGAGGGAAGTCTCGACTCCGAATACGAGATCCGCGAAGTGTTGGATCACACGTGGATCATCGTGAAGGCCTACGCGTACCGGACTCCCGACGACCCGCGCCCCGGTGTGGGCCTCGCATGGGAACACGTGCCGGGCCGCACTCCGTACACGTTGGGCTCGGAGCTTATGGTGGGCCAGACGTCGAGCTGGGGGCGTGCCATCGCTTCCCTCGGAATAGCAGTACACAAGGGCATCGCCTCGGCTCAGGAAGTACGCAACGCACAAGGCGCCCAGGCCGCTCCAGTACAGCGAATAGAGCAGACACCTCAGGACGACCCGTTCTACGCGTCAGCGCCCTCCACAAGCCCAGGAAGGCCCGACACCGGGAGATCGCCGGCGAAAATCCCGCACGCCCAAAAAGCCTCCATTCCACAAGTGAAGCTCGTCCGGATGCTCGTGTCCCAATGGGCTCAAGAGCTAGGACAAGACCCGCTCGAGCTGATGAACGCATGGCTCGGAGATCACCAATTCGAGCCGGTCGCACGCTTCGAGGATCTCGGATGGCAAGCCGCCAAGCCTCTCATTGACCAGCTCAAGGGGAAGGCATGATCCAGGCCGTCGCCACCGTGCTCGACTTCGCACCGGATCATTGGAATTCCGGAACCCGGATCGTGGCCATCGCACTCGCCGACCGAGTGAACCAAGATGGCCAATGCTGGCCGAGTGTGGCCGACATATCTAGGCGCACCGGACTATCACCTCGGATGGTGAAGTATCACCTCCGTTACCTTGAGGACGAAAACGTCATCACGTGCAACGGGCAGCGCATGGGCTCAAGTGGACAACCTGTTAGCAACCTGTGGACATGGCGCTTCTGGAAACTAGGAGGGGTGCAACCCATTGCACCCGGGGGGGTGCAACACACTTCACCCCTTCCACGAGGGGGAGGGGTGCAACCCATTGCACCCAAACCGTCATCTATAACCACCATAAAGAATCGTTACCCCGGGCAGACAGCATGAGGTCCACATGCCCGTGACTTCGACAGGCTCCTCCCTAGGGGGTAACGGCACCACCGCCCGGTGGGCCAAGCTACGCAAACGCATCCTCGAGCGTGACGGGTACGTATGCGCCTATTGCCACGGCAGAGCCAACAGCGTGGACCACGTAGTCCCTCGAGCAGCATGGCCAGATGACATGCCCGGAGTCGACGACCCAGGCAACCTCGTCGCATGTTGCAAACCATGCAACAGCAAAAAGGGAAGCAAGATGGGCCCGCCTCCTCGAGAAAAAAATATCCAACGATTTACGAGCCGAGAGTGGTGAAGATGCGCGCAAAATCTCAGCGCCCCCAGATTTTTAGAGGCGCGTTACACCGTCGGGGGTCGTGGGGGCTTTCTCTCTCCCCA